GGAATCTGGAAAGAACTTGACTCATGGCGAAATCCAGAAGTTCTTCAAGTGCCGTAAAGTTCCTAAGAACTTTACGGCCTTGCTGACCACTGACGAGACTCCAAAGGAGTCTCCCAAGCCTTCAAAGAAGGCTCCGGCTAAGACTTCAAAGAAGTCTTCACCGAAGCCGAAGGCTTCCGTCGAGACTTCAGAGCTAGAAGCTCTGAAGGCTCAGTTCGCTGAACTTCAGGCTACTGTCGCCTTCATCGCCAAGAAGCTCTCTTAAGAGAGCTTCACAACCTTCACAGCCCCGGCTAACGCCGGGGTTTTTTTTAAACTTTAAATCCTCAACCGGAGGTTGATTATGTTTTTTCATCCTAAGTTTGGTTTAATTTTTATGTCAGAAAGTAAGTTTAATAACTTAGAGCGAGGCGAAGGTATTCCTCAAATGAGTTTGAGGACTATGCGACAAGTATATGATTTTGTTGTAGTTCAAGGTAAGTCTCCAAAGTTATTTCCAATGTATGATTTGACAGCAGTACCGGAACATCGTCAAGCATTAGCTTGGATTGTTAATAACTTTGAAAATTATTTGGAGGCTTGAGGCTTTAGACCTTCTAGTTTTAAAACCCCCTTTACAGGGTAAAGGGGTTTTAAAACTTTAGAAGGTCTTAAAGGAGGCGGCGATGGCTGACGAGATGACACAGCAAGAAGTTATAAACTTTATTGTACAACGTCTTGACATAGCGTTGAGAAACATCGACCAAGTTGTTGATAATTTAATAGATGATGGCGATCAACATCTGTTGTATGTAGCAATGGAAAAATTACTTGAACTTAAAAATTGTTGTGGTGATGACGAGGATATTTAAATGACTGACGAAATGATAGATACCGTAATAATTTACGAGTTGACCGACAGTGGTTTAACACCAGAGTTTTACAGAAGAAGTGTAGGAATTAATAGTACAACAAATCCTTTGGATGGTTTTATTGAAGATATTATTACTTCAAACCCTACAAAGTTTATGCACTATTACACTTTTTCAAAGGGCGGTAGTGGCGGTACATTTGGTGTTGCTACCCTCGACGGTCTTAGGGATTCTTAGTTTTAAAACCCCCTTACAGGGTAAGGGGTTTTAAAACTTAGAAGCCCTTAGAGGACTGCCAGCCGGTTCTCTGCTCTTTAGCAACCAACCTAAACTTCATTGCACTTGGAGGTGCTTATGTCTCAGTTCGACTATTCTACTCTCGACCCCAACAAGCCAGCTTCTTATCGCCAATTCAATGGTGTTGCATATCACTTTGCTCAATTGCATACCAAAGGTGACAAGTCACAAACATACATGGCAACTCGTATGTTCAAAGCTATCTTGTACAAGTTCTATAACGAACAAGATACTTTAATGACTCACGGCGAGGCTCAAAAGTTTTTCAAAGCCAAGCGAGTTCCTGCTCAATTTAAAAAGCTGATTACTATTCGTAAGTAATCTTTATAACCCCGCTTCGGCGGGGTTTTTTTTGAGGTCTTTAAAATGAAAAATAATTTTGTAGCAAAGAATGCTAATAAGTTTAACAAAGCTAAAGTCTTTAAAGACCGTAAGAAATCTTCAAAAAAAGTTAGAGGAACTAAACATAAATTAAAGGAGATTCCTAATGAATCTTAATGAAGTTAAGTACAAAGAAACAAGAAATTTATTATTGTTTGGCTCTTATATTTTTACAGTCGTTGCTGTAATTATATTATCAGTTTAACCCAAATGGACTTGGGTGAGGCATAGTTTGGTTGGCGCTATGCTTTAAGATGGTAGGCTATTGCTCCAGCTTACAAGTCAACCACTCACCCTAAACTTTATACGGAGAAATTGTTATGCGTTATGCAGATTCTGAAAGTAACACAAGCTATCATGTTGTTCAAAGAGGTACTGCTCCCCAACCAATTAATACTCGTGGTCGGCGCTCCCCTTGGCGAGAAAGGTTTGAGCGAATGCAACCACTAGAGTGGTTTGTTGTACCATATGCTGATCGCCAAAGAACTCAGGCGGCGGCGGCAAACCATCTCAAGGGGCGGTACAGCTTCTACAAGATTAACAATGATGGTGATTTCTGCCTGTTAAAACTCTGCTAATTGCGGGGGACTTTAGGGAGCTTCGGCTCCCTCTTTTTTTTACACTTCAAAGGATATTTTAAATGAAAAAACTTAAAGTAATTTTGTATTTTGACACCTTTGAACAAGCGGCAGAGCAAGGATACTTTGATGCCAAACGGGACAGTAAAACTGAACGATGGTGCAAAGAGTTTGAAGTAAATTATTGCTCTGATTATTATATTGAAGATGGTGATGGTTGTCATATGGGGAGTTATGAGGTATGAGTATGTTATGGAAGAATGAGTGTAATCACCCTGAAGAAGATTATTTATTTAGCATTACTGGCCCTGTTGAGTCCTATGATGTTTGGTATTACAGACATAGCCTTGGAGATAAAAACGAATTTTGTTTGCGCTATGGCAATGAGGACCATGAATATAAAAGTAGTTGGGATTGTGCTTGGATTGAACGGAGCATCTCTCATCTAAATAAATTTGCTGAAACTCCAACAGATAGGATGGAGTTAATAATGTTTATCAACATGAAAGATAAGATACGAGAAAAAGGTTATTGGGATATTGATTGGGATCTTGCTCCAGAAACAACAGAACTACAGCGGGTTGCCAAGTATGATGATGCACCAGAAGATACTGGCAAAGATAACTGGCGGCTTGAAAGATTAAATTAGAATGGGCTTCTACGTCTTTAAAACCCCCTTACAGGGTAAGGGGTTTTAAAGACTTAAGAAGCCCCCCCACCACCGACGATGACAACGGAGATTGATATGATTGTGTTCGCATACCCCAGCAAAAAAGTATTGAAAGAAAACATCGGCAACGAGTTGCGATATATTGAAACGAGTATGTTTGGCCCAGAGTATCGGGCAAATGGTGTGTTAGTCGGGGCTAATCGGCCTCACATAACAGGGATTGGGCGCGAGTTTTTCGCCAAGGTCACAATGGTTGATGGTAAAATTTCTAAAGTTTCTTAAGGAGAAAACATTATGGCACACGCTACTGGTTACTTTACTGTAGAAATGGAAGTAGATGTTAACGATTACGATGGTCAGTTTGACATAGAGTTTGATGGCCTCAGTGATGTTATTGATACTGCTATAGCAGAAGGCTACACCCCAGAAGAAATTATTGACTATTGTTTTGATGACCAAAAGGTTGACCCCTCAAAGTTTATGCAGGAATACATGACAGTTGAGCAGATTAATCAGCTATATCATGAGGCTGTTGCTAACAAGCTGGATTTATTAGCACTTACAGTATCTAATCAACGCGATAAAATTAAAGAGCTTGAAGAACAACTTGCAGAAGCTACTAAAACTGATGAGGAGGCGCTAAAAGATGTAGCGTATTGATATGAAATTTCGTTTAGTTTATATGAATGTAGCTAGAACTGTTGATCTGCCAGTTACTTCTGAAGAGTTAGAAAACTGGCAGAAAAACAGAATGACGGCGGGTGAGGCTATGCCTCGCCTGTCTCAAACACAACTTAATTTTATTACACATGGTGTGTATCCTGATGATTCTTTTTTTGATTCTGTTGAGGATTTAGAAAATGTACTTGACTCATGCGACAGAGGTACAAAAGTTTTCCAAGATATCTAGTTCTAACCTTGCCGATGTAATACTTATGGTCGTGTTGAGTATTCAACAGCCGTGGTATGCTGTTGGTAATCAACTCAAAGATGTAAAAGTAAACGGCATTAACTCTAGATTTATTTGGGGTAACAAGGCCAAGGCTTACAAGTCTCTCATGTCCCGCAAAGAATTTATTTATTCTCAATATCTTGCAGTTCTTAATTCAAACAAGCCTGATGATGACAAAGCCCTGTCTCTGATGAATGTATTCTTACAGATTGATGGGTTAAACATGGTAAAGGCTGGATTTGTTTGTCAATTATCCGCAGGATTGGTGGGATGTATTGACATTCACAACCTACGGATGTACAGTATCCCCCTGAAAGATTTAAAATTAGCTAAGTCTGTAAAATCTAAAGCTATAAAAAATCGTCGTGTTATGAATTATATTTCTATATGTCACGACATTGGTACAGAAAAGTTATGGAACACTTGGTGCAATACACTTGCTACCAAGTCCAAAAGATTTGAGGATGGCTTTCATGTATCCCAAGTGCATTACAGCTATCTTCAAGATGCGGTAAACCTTTAACTAACTGGAGACATATTATGTCAGATGTAATTTCTATCTTTGGTACTGAGCGCCCAGCAGATCCTTTTGCTGGCAAAGGCTATGGTGTTGCTGATTTTCCTGTGGCAACCCGACCCCTGCTTTACTTTAATGATGATACCGATCAGTGGTATGACTCATCAAAGGTTGCAGTAGTTCGTACTGATACTATGGACGAGCTTGGTGTTCATGGTAAAAACTACAAGCCTGTCGCACCCCGCGAATTGATTGATACTCAACGTGCAATCATTATGCGTAGTGATTTAAACACTGACGGCATCACTGAAACTATTGAGTGCAGTCACAATGGTGCGGCTACGTTTGTTAAGTACAGGCTACCAGAGCATAGCTTTGCTACACCTGATGGTGACACAGCACAGCTTACGTTCTTGGGTATTACCTCTCTCAATAGTACTTTCTCTTTCTTGTTGTCTGTTGGTGCTCGACAATCTGCTTGCTTTAATGGTCAAGTATTTGTTAGTGGCGAGGCTGGTTTATTTAAGGCTCGACACACAAAGAATCTTGATATCAATGCGGCGGCAAGATCTATCAGCAAGTCGATAGCTATCTTTGACAAAGAGCGTGAGCTTTGGGCGCAAATGTATCAGACTAAAGTTACAGCCGCACAAGTAATGTTTACCTTTGCAGAGGCGGCTGGATGTTTAGATCTAGTCCGCGCTACTGTAGCTGAATGTGGTCCTTCATGGTCAGCAGTGTTTGATCAACTGCCGCGCCAGAACAGCAGTCTTACCTATCTTGTCAAGGCTTGGAATGAGTACTCAGACAAGATGGGCTACAACCAGTGGGCTGTATACAACACTCTAACTGATTGGTCTACTCATGCTCCAGCATCTAGCAAGAGATCTGTACCTAACATTGCTTCAGTGAGGCAGAAGCGTTCAGATGTTGTTCGGAAGGTATGTACATCTGATGTCTTCCGTATCGCGGCCTGAGAAAGTTGATATTGAGTCTCTTGTTCAGCTTTATATTTATCTCAAGCCTAACCCTGATTACTCAGGGCTGGCTCAAGAACTGAGAGATTTACATTTTGCTGAGTCTGAGATCTTTAATATCCTTCACAAAGTTCGTGAAGGTTACTACTAATCAAAGCCCTTCGGGGCTTTTTTTAGACCTTCTTGTTTTAAAACCCCCTTACAGGGTAAGGGGTTTTAAAACTTAGAAGGTCTTAGAGGAGACGCAACGATGTTAATCCT